CTGCCGCGCTTCGCTTGCCTTCCACTTTGTCGGGGATCGGCGAAGCCGTCCCCTAAAAAGTGGTGTTTTTTAGAGTTTTTACGTTTTACTCTTGGTTTTCATCGACTACGTCGGTGATTTTGTGTTTGTTATTTGCATCGCTTTTAGCTTTTGATGCTTTTATTCTTTCATTAATCTGTTGTAATTCTTCTCTTGCTTGAGTTGCAAGTTCTTCGCGTTCCGCTAGATCTAATGTATCTGGGTCTTTTGCGAATCCTTCGCCTTCTTCCCATAATGGGGTTTTTGTACCATCTATTGGTTGACCTTTTGCGTATCTAATTAATATTTCACGCATTGTCATTGTTTGATCAGGTATTGTTTCTGATGGTTGATTGTTAACTTCTCCAGTATATGGAAAGTTTGTGGCGTTTCCGCTGTTTTTAATTGTTCTCATAGTTTTTGTCTTTGTAATGATTGTTTTTTGTTTCTACGAAATTGATTAAGATGTCTTTGTACTATATGGAAATCGAAATTTTCAATTCCTATCTCCTTTAATAAGTCGTCTGTTTGTTTTTCGGCTAATTGTTTCATGTGTATTGATATCATAAATTTTTCGCCGTCTTTATACATTTTGTCTTTGTAGTATCTTGGCATTGATGCCTTTTTTCCGTCTTTTAACGGAAGATACATACGTTCTTCTAATTTATTTTTATGCCATTTTATGGCTTGTGGTGTTAAATATGATTTTCCTAGTCCTTTTGACATTATGGAAAATTCTTTTTGTCTATCGTCGTTTTGATGCATTGGAATTTGTTTTTCTTTTGATATATATTTTAAAGTATACCCAATACTAGCATCGTTAACATCGCCAAAATGGCAATGACCGATAAGAGTATTATTAAGACTCCAAGCGCTCTCAACGCTGTTACTATTAGCATTAAAAAGGATAATATGATAATGTGGGCGTTGCGTTTGATCACCATATTCGCCCACTGCGTAATAAGATATTTTTTCATTAGTTAATTTTCTTAATCGTTTGAAAAATTTTTGTAAATCTGTTTTACGTAATGTTTGTAATCCGTTTTCTGTTATAGGAACATTTAATTCGTCGTAAGTTAAAGTAACGAATTGTGATGTGTTGCTTGCTTGGCCATGTTTTGTTAATCGGAAACTCCACCCGCTGATTCGTCTCTTCTGACAGGGTGGGCATTTCCCACATGGAAAAGGAATGTAGCCCATCGTGACTCCATTCACTATTTCCATTTTTTTGTAGTAGGGTGTTATGCATTTTGTTGACATGTTAGAAATTTGGAGTTCCAAATTTAGGCATTGGCCTAACTGCTTTTATTTTATGCATTATTTGACAATATAAATTATCTTCTCCATCTTGGACAGCGAAAATTCTTTCTACCTGTTCTGGAGTACATTCTATAAATGTTTGATTTAATGATGGTTGTGTTGCAAAGATTCTTCCTAAATGCCAATAATCTAATATTGTTCTGAATTCTCCTGCAACTCGTGATGGTTGATATTTATATTCGGCATATCGTGGAACGTATCCGAATGTATCTGCGCCTGTTGCAGTATATGCAAAAAGCTCATTATTTTGTACAGGTTGTTCTCCAATGTGTGCAAATGAAGGCCAAAAGAAATCTAATGGATCTTGTTTAAGATATGTTTTTGGTATTCCTTGTTGATATGCAGGCTGTGGCATTACGGACATAATACCAATAATGTATCCATGTTCTTCGCAAAAATAATTACCATATTTTCCTGTTGATACTGCTACGCCATGACCTGCCATGTTACCTTGAGGTTCTTCTGCTGTTGCTGATGTGTTTAATATTTCAGAAATAATAACAGGAGTTTTTAAACCTGTAATATATTCTGGTCTTTGTAATCTTTTATCTGATGATCTAACACCGAAATGCATTAAAATGTTTTCGATGTATCTTGTTCCCCCTCTAGCGTTTTTTTCTAACCATTCTTGAAGTCTAAATGCTCTTCTTAAATCGTTAATTGTTGTTGGTTCTACTAATAAAGAACCATTTGGATCAAATACTCCGGGTGCTGCGCCTACGTAGTTTTGTCCCGTTATTGATGTTACTGCTCCGCTTGCTGATACAGTTCTTGTTACATCATCTTTCCATAATTGATGTGATGTTCCTGTTACATCTAGTTCTACTGATCCTAATGGTATATCTACTGCTGTTCCTTTTTGTGCAAAGGGTAGGGATGCTGTAAAATAATCGTGTTCCCATGCTCTATTTCTAATTGTTAATAAGTCTGCATAATTTGCATTATTATCTCCGTCTGTTAAATTATAATCCACTTCTGGAATTAAATTTTCATCTCTATAATATTCATTATATATTGCTTGATAAGCTGCAAATGGTAACGCGTTTACATTTGTGTCTGTTGATCCTGGAGGTGCAACCGGTACTCCCATATAATCCATGAATTTTCTTGTTGCTGCAGGTCTATCTCCTGATGCTGTTATAAATGGTAATGGATATGGTGTGTTTGCGTCTACTATAAATTTTTCCCAATTTTCCCATGTTAATCTATTTGGTACAAAGAAATAATGTACTGATACATCCATGCGGTGCATTACAGGTGCGACCATTGGGGCGAATCTAATTAAACTATCGCAACCTATTTGAAAGCTGTCGCCGGGTACGCATTCAGTTACTAATACAGGTGTTAAGTGTCCCATTTTCATGGACATTTTTACGTCATGACTTAAGTCGAAGACGTTTTTTTTCGGTTTTTCTAATTGTACCGAATTGAAGATGTTTTTTGCCATTGTTGTTGGTTTTTTGTTGATAAGTTTTTGAATTAAAGACGAATTCCGCCACGACTAACATAGTACGTGCGTAGTTTTTTGCTCTTTCCTTTAGAGTAAGTTCCTCTTTTTTTGTAGCTTTTGCTACGTTTTCTGTAAGCCATGTTGTTGATTTTTAATTGTTTATAATTCTATTTAACATAATGTTTTGCTTATAATTAACATACAGTTAAGTATGTGTCAGTAAGTTATAATTTTTATTTGATATTTTATTTTAATCCCCTACCCTAGTAGGATTTATCTTGTTATTGCTGTTAATAATATTTTTATTACTGATGTTGATAAGCCAGAAGTGGGGCCTACCCATTCGTCTATTTGTTGTTTCCATTTGGCTTCTATTGCTGACATATTATTTTTATTAATTTGTCCTTGATTTATAAGCTGAATTTGATCAGCCATAAATCCGTTTATTTTTAGTTTCACTTGTTGATTTAACGCGTTATATTGATTGTTTGTTACAAGTTGTTTTACTTCTTGTTCTAATTTTTGATATTCATAACCTTGTAATGATTGTTTTAATCTATTCATGTTGGTGTCTTCCATCATGTTGTCTATTTTTGTTTCTGTTGCCGCGTTATTTATACCAGGTGTTTGTATTCTATCTGTTAACGTTTGTTCTTTAAACATATTATCTAGTTTAAGACTTGTTATTTGTTCCTGTTGTATTTTTAATGCGTTTTGTTGTTGTTGTACCCCAAAGTATTGAGATACGACTTGACCGCCGTCAAATTGTGGTGCTTGTGGTGACCATGATTTTGTGTCTGTTGATCGGACAGGTTGTGATATTGAATTGGCACCACCACCATAAATAAGGTGGGGGGATAGTCCGGCTTCTTTTAAGCGTGCCATTTGTTGTAGTGGTGAGTTATACTCATTTGTACGTGCCCAATCCGCTAATGCGTCTGTACGTTGTTTTCCGTATTGTTTTTCGTTCCACTCTCTTGTTTTTCTGTTCATGGATGATTGAGCTAGGCTGTTGCCTGCTTGTGTTGCTACTGCTGCTAATGCTGTAATTGTTGCTGGATCCATTTTGTTTGTTTTGTGTGTTTATTGACTCTAGGTCGTTTTTTTTGTGTTATTCGTGTAGTCGTCCTTGTCGTGCCTTCGCGTCCTATTTTACTCATTTACACTGGTTTTTTTAACCTAGTGTCAATTAGCACTAATATATCAAGTAGTATTAGTGCTTTTCTGCCGCGCTTCGCTTGCCTTCCACTTTGTCGGGGATCGGCGAAG